GACCTTGGCCGGGTGGGTCGACTCCTCGATGACGGCGATGTGGCCGGAACCGGGGAAGGAGATCTGCCGCTGCTGCGCCTGGCGCAGTGCGTACCGGCACATCTCGGACAGTTCCTCTGCCATCTCGTCGGCGTCCACGCCCTCGCAGAGGACGGAGACCAGCACGATGGCCGGCATCAGGAAGCGGTCGTCGTTGGAGTGCAGCGCCAGTGTTCCCGAGCGGCGGTCACGCCGGGCGATGATCGCCGGCGTTTGCATGTGCTCGGAGAACAGCGAGTAGACGTGGACGTCCTGTCCTGCGAAGAACTCCTCGAAGATCTGCCTGACCAGCTCATCAACCGATCCGAAGTACGGAGTGTCGATGTTCTCTGCCATCAGGAACCCCAGCTCTTCTGGATGTTGCGGCCCATGACCTTGCCAAGGATGTGCAGACCGGGGACAGTCCTTCCGGACTTCCGGACCCAGCCGAACTCGATTGACATCGCCGAGCGATCACTGCGGTTCGAGGTCTTGCCCTCTCCGCCGGGATCGGCGTCTCGGAGGTAGATGTACCAGTCGGGGGTGTCAGCGCCCGGGTTGGGGTGCCTGGCCACGTCCACATGGGCGCCGCCCGTGCGGAAGTGCTGCATCAGCAATGCCTCGGCTTCACGGCCCATGGACCGGGCCTTGACGTCGCAGGCCATCTTCACGCCGGGGAGGTGGGAGACAACGTCTCCGACTGAACCCTTGCCCCTGTCGGGGCCGTACCATTCGATGTCAGCCATTGGCCTGCCCCAGCTTGTTGCGGGAGCGGATGACGAACTCGACGTGCTGCGTGGCCCGTGACAGGCCCGGGGTGAAGCGCGGCGGGACCGCAAGGTCCCACTCCTCACCCTCGAACACAATCCGTGCCCAGGAACCCACAGGGGCGCTCCTGGTGATGCAGCGCATGGTCTTGATCGAGACCTGGCCGGGGATTTCGGCGTCACCCTGCCGCTGGGCGGATGTGGTGACCCAGACCTCGACCGGAGTAGTGGCCGGGATCCTCACCTCATCGCCGCGGGAGTTGGTGGTGAGCACTTCGGGGTAGACGAGCATCAGGGATCTGCCCTTGTCGAGCAGCCGTGAGCGCGCCATCACTCGTACCCGAGCGGGAACGGCTTGTTGCCGCCCCAGTCCACCGGGGCGTAGCCCCGGTCCTCAGCCATCGTGCGCGAGCGTGGGACTGGACGGTCGCAGTTATGGAGACCGACGGAGCGCACGTTCCCGCGCGATCCGAGGGCCTTCACAATGGAGATCTCCTGGGCGGTCAGTGCCGTCCCGGACACGTAGTCCTTGTTCCTGTTGAAGGTGACCATGTCACCCCGCTCCATATCGAAGCCTGCAGGATTCAAATAGGCACGGGCGGCCGCCGCCACGCAGATGGTGACGGCGACTGCCGGTGCGGTGCTAGATGTCCAGAGCGGCTGCTGGGCGTAGAACCGAACAAGGTTCGACGCTTCCTCCAGGACAGCCTCAGCCAGCGCGATGTCGTCCGGCTCTTCGATGGGTTCACCCAAACGGGCTTCCACCTGAGCGACGGTTGCAAGTGCTGGCATTGCCTACTCCTACGGGGCTGCGACGGTGACGGTCGGGGTGCCGGTGTAGCCGGAGCCCGCGGCGGTGACCGCGATGGACACAACCTGACCGTTCTGGATGGAGGCCACAGCGGTAGCGCCGGTGCCGGATCCGCCGGAGATGGTGACCGTCGGGGTGGAGGTGTAGCCGTAGCCCTGGGCCACCACGGCGATGGAGCCGATGGTGGAGCCGGACTTGGTGATGGCTGCGGTAGCCGTAGCCTTGGCACCCGGGTAGTTGCCACCGAGCGGGAAGGGCTCGCCCTGAACCTCAGCGGCCGTGATCGGCTGGAGGTTGTAGGCCTTCGCGAGGAAGGAGCTGGCGGAGCCGCCAGGGGTCGTGGTGGAGCCGTCGCCCGGGACCTTCTCGACAGCGGAGGTCGTGGACTTGAGGGCCAGCTTCACGCCGCGGACGAAGTACTCGTCCGGGGAGACCAGCTCGTTGGAGCGGCCGTCGAATACCGTGAGGCGGTCCTTGACGTAGCTGTAGCCTGCGTAGCAGTCAAATACCGACCGATCGGTCAGGTAAGCCGTATCATAGTCCATCAAAAAACGCAAGGCCCATCCACCGGCAGATGCAGCGGCGCCGAAAGGCACGGAACGCGGGATGCGCGGGACGCCGGTGAAGGCCACGAAGCCAGAGCTGGCGTACATGTAGGCCTCATCCGCGGGGATGTGGGTAGTGCTGACGAAGCGGACTCCGGCGATGGTGCCGAGGGTTGCCGTGGTCAGCGCGCTGTCGCCAGTGCCCTGGTCCTTGAGGAACCGGTTGGACTTGAGGATCTTCTCTTCGAAGTCCACGCCGCAGATGCAGAACAGCGTGTCGTTGGGCGTGCGCATGAGGCGGAGGGCCTTTTTGGCCTCGACCACCGCGTTGTACCAGACATCCTGGTTTGCGGCTGCAGCGTCGGAAAGACCGGTCGTGTCGTCCTTGACGAGGATCACGCGCTCGTACGGAGCGTGGAGGATCTGGTTGAGAACACCGTGCTCCAGGTAGCTCGCGATGGAGCTGGTCTGGGCGTCGATGATGTCGCCCCACCCGTCCTGGAAGTCCCAGTCGGCCTGCTCATCGGTCATCTTGATGGCGCTGTAGGGACGGTCAGCCGAGATGGTAAGTGAGACAACACTCTCACTATACGTGTCGGTAAGGATGGGCTGCGACCTGTCGTTGCGCGGGGTGTAGGTACGCACCGGAACGGTGCCCTTCACGCGCTGGGAGATCGTGTCGCCCTCGGCCTTGAAGAAAGTGGTGAGGTCGTTGCGCTTGGTCACCGTGTTGGAGATGACAAGCTGGTCGCTCAGGGCGGAGACGGCGGCCTGGATCAGGACTTCCGGCTTCACCTTGAGGTGTGGCTCGTAAACCATGGTTTTGCCTTTCAGGGGGCATGAAAAAACCCGCCGTGGCGGGTTGGGGGATGGAGGTTAGTGGCGGTTCCGCTTGTAGTTTTCCCAGGCCTGGAAGCCATCGACTTCATTGGGGGGAATCGCGGGGTTCAGTCCGCCACGGGGTTCCTGGACCGTGACGACCACGGGTTCCGCGTCGGCCGGCTTCAAGCCGGCCAGCTTCGCGGCCTGGGCAGTGAGTTCCTCTTCGGTCTTGGCCGTAAGGAACTCCACCAGGTCATCGCTCAGCCCGGTCTTGCGGGCTACCCGTTCGCGGGCGAGGGCGATTTCAAGGTCGCTGGTCTTGGTGTCGTACGCAGCAGTGATCTGCTGCACTTCCTCCGGAGTCTTGGCCTTGGCCAACTGCTCCTGGAGTTCCCGGGCAAGGACGCGCTTATCGGCGGCTTCCTTGCGGGTGTCCTCCAGCTCCTTCCGAACCCAGTTGAACTCCGCCGGGAAGGCGGCCCAAGGGTCAGGCGTCGTGCTCTCAAGCACTACGGGTGTTTCCGGAGTTGTGGTTGCGTTGGGCTCCTGGCCCTGAGCTGCTGCTCCTGACAATTCATGTCCTCCTGGGACTATGTCGTGTTGCTGAGCGCCCCGTGGGGCGCGTCTGGATTGGCCTTGCGCTGGCTGTAGATCCAGCGGCGCCAGGCGTTGAGGGCATCCCTGCCGCCGTAGCCGGCCGTCACTACTGGCCACTTCGCCTGGAAGTAGCGGTTGAGTGCGGGCAGCGTCGATTCCTTGGTCCATCGGAAGATGGGGAAACAGTGGCAGTGGATATGGACCCTTTTGGCTACGTCGTCATCGCCCACATGGGCGGTGGCTTCGCTCTTAAAAATGAAGCCGCGCGAGGCGAGCATCGAGCAGAACGCGCAGGGGTCCGAGCTTGTGCCACGCGCGACGGCAAGAACGAGCTTGTCTGCGCGGGCGGCGGTATCAATGGCAGCCCTGCCGGGAGCAATGCTCGCGGCGTCCACCGTGCCGGATCCTTCACTGCCAGCGGCGGCGAGGGATTCGTCAATGAGGGTCAGGGCCTGGTTGGGGGTCAGATCCTCCGATGAGCGCAGCGCCTTGACCTTGTCAGCGTGTCGCTTGACGGCCTGCTTGCGCAGCATCTCGGAGTAGGCTTCCTCGATGTCTTCGAGGGTGGGATCATCCGGCCAGTCGAAGTCGTCGACCTTGATGGCGGTGGTCCCGTTGTCCCCCTCGACATCCAGGAGGTCCTGGATCAGCGGGGCAACCTCGGCATCGTCCAGGGAGATCGGGAGATCGTCGTCCAGGACTTCGGCGAGCTGCTGCTCGAACCATCGGATGTCGGGGTCACTGCTGGGGGTTCTGGGGTGG